ATATCTTGAGCCTAGTCTATCGTATAAGTTATCTTCTACCGCTTCTTCAGTTAGAGAGAAGGCTAAAGCAACTGTTTCGTGTGCATAACGTGCAGTAAAACCTTCAGTAGCATTGTCATATTCGACAGAGTTACCTTCACCTTTTACTGAGGCGTTACCAAAGCCCACGATCATTACTTCTTCTTCAAACGCTCTGTCTGATGATTCAGTTTCAAATATTTCAGTATGTTGATTATCATACCTAGAATATTCCATTCCGAACAAGGCATTTAATCCTGGTTCTAGTTCCTTCGCTAATTGCGCTCTATTTATAGCCATTATTATACTCCCGCAGCAGTTCTGTTAAAATGCTCGGCAATCCTGACGATAAAATTAACATTAGTTGATAAAGACCCAGTTCCTAACGCATTGTTAGAAGGGTCGTTTGATATTCCCATTATTCTTAATTGAGCTGTACCAGTAGCCATAGTGCCACTAATTTCAACTCCTGAAACGCCTGATATTGAAGAGCCTGCAGCATAAACGATATCGCCGTTCAAACCAACATTGGTCTGAGTAACGCTACCTGTAGCAGCAGATTGTACTTCAAATAAAGCATCTGGGTCGTCGACAACGGCTGCTTTGCAGTCGCTGGTTGCTGTCAATGTAGTCCAAACAGGAGAAAAAATTCTATCTCCGCTTGAATCTGTAAAGTGACATCCTTGAAAGACTCCTAGTAATAAATCGCCAGCAGCAGCAACGGCAATGCCGCCTGTACTAACCATTTTTACTGGGTCGCCTGTATATATAGTTCCAGTTGTACCTGTCAGAATGTCATACTCGGTTGTGCCTGTAGAATTTACAGATGAGCCTAACTTTCCAATTGGTCTTAAACCAGAAGGTGCATTTATATTCGCCATAATATTTACCTTTTTTTAAAAAGTTTTATTTTGATGGAATCAGATTAATCTCTGTTTCCACCACCAAAAGTTACGCTTGTAGATCTCTGAGGTTTTAACATCGGAGAACTAGGGTCAGATTCTTTCATTAAGTCATTGTCAACTGCATCTTGTTGCAGTTTTGCACGGTCGTTGAAATAGGCGTTTCTTTCGTCACGTGTTTCATTAGGAATCTTAGCCAACAGCAAACCACCCACGGCAACTACTCCAGCATGCCTTCCGTCGTCCATAGTTGGAAGCTCGAAATCTCCTATCTCTTCGGCACGTACGAGTTCATAACCCTCACGCATCCTAGACATAACATTCTTTCTATCTTCTTCACCAACGAGTTCAGCTCTTATCCACCTGTAGGTATATCCTTCAGGCGCTGGAGGCGTGTCCAACATAGATGGGGGACGCCAAGGTTTGCGAGCAGTATCTTTAGCTCGAGTTTCTGCAGAACGCGAAGTTCTGTTATTTTCTTCTACTTTTTTCTCATCAGTCATAATAATTTACCTTTTAATGTACTTAGCATATTCGCTAAGTGGCACATTTAAACGTTTTGCCATTTGAACTTCACTTGCGCTAAGTTTGACTTGACGTTTGCGCCCAGAACTATCACTTCTTCCAGCTGACGCAACATTTTGTTGCATTTTACTAGCAGATTTGACTTCATCACCTGTTGAGAATTTGTGAGGAAATTCAGTTCTGATACGTTTATCTATCTCATCATAGTATGTTGCGTCAGAAGTGTCAAAACCTTCGTCCTCAATTAATTTACGATGAATGTTAAAAGCGGCTAGGGTCATTGTCTCATCTTCACCAAACCACTCGTTTTTACCTGCCCAAGTTTCAGCAGCAGGGTCTGGTGCAGCTTGTTGCTGAACTGGAGCCTGTTGTTGCATTGGAGCTTGATAATTCTGGTAGTTAGTTGGTTGTTGCACCTGTACTGGTGTGTTGGCCAACTTACTTTCTTCAACTGTTATCTTATCAAGGATGCCTTGAGCTTTAGTTACCTTGTCCCAATCTTGATCTTGATAAGCATTTTTTAAAACTGCATTAGCTTGCGCTCTTTGAGAATTTAATCTGTTTTGAGCTTCGGATAAATAGTTTTTATTTAATTCTGTACTGCTTTGTTTTAGTTGATTGTTTTCTGCTTGTAATCCTTGAGCGTATTCATAAGCAGAATTAGCTGCTCTTTCTTGCTCTCTCATTTTCTTAGTAAGCGTAGCTATTCTTTTCTGAACACCTTTAGAGTAGTCTTCTAATTCTTCCTCTTTTTTAACTTCCTTATCTTCTTCAACAGAAACATCTTCAATAACAGCTTCAGCTTCTGAATCTGCTATTTCTAATTCAACAATCTCTCCGCCATCGACGGGTTCTTGTTTTAATTCTTCATTTACTTGTGGTTCTAGCATGAGTCCTCCTCACGTTATGCGCTAACAATGTCATCGGGGTCTTCTATAGTCGCGATAACTTCGTCGTCGTTTATTATACGGCACTCTGCATCGTCGCCAAGTTTAAACCTAGCTCCTGCATATCTACCAATTAACACCCAATCTCCTTTTTCACACCAAGGAGTTTCTCCAAATTTATTTTTGTCTGAATAACACATAGGACCCATTTTAACAACGTATGAAACTACGGTTGCTAATGATTCCCTGTCAACAGTTTCTTTAACTAATTGAATACCACCTTCACTAACGCCTTTACCCTTATATGGCAATATAAGAATTCTCCAACCTGTAGGCTGAGGCATACGTTCTAAAAATGATTTATCGAGCAAGGAAGGGTCCAATACTCTTTTAGCTGCTTCTGTATAAGCTTTTTCTACTTCTTCAACCGCTTCAGGTTGTTTTTCTTTTTCTTTGTTAATTTTCTGTAATTTTTCTTTCTCTACAGCTTTTGCGACATGTTCAGGAACTATTACCTTGCTCATCGTTTTCTATTACCTTTTTTAGCAATTCTCTAATTTCACACTCTAAGTCGGCCAGAGAATTGTAGCGCCCACGTAGATAATGATATTCTTCAACATCTTTGGTGCCATTTAAAATGGCTACCTGAATATCTTCTTTCTTTTCATCAATTCTTTTTTTCAGCTGTTCAGACAGCCAAATAATTGACATTTAATATATACCAGAAAACTTGCCGCCAAATTCAGCAGCGCCCATTCCTCTAGCTTTCCCTTTCCCCATTCCTGGAGTAGAAGAAGCTGTAGTTTTTTTAGGTGCTTCTGAAACAGCTTTAAATGGCACGGTACCCTTATTAGAGTAACTTTGTTTTCCTTTTAATACTTTTGTGTTTTTCATATATGTTACCTTACAATCCTTTTAAACCAATATCAATCAATTTCAATTCTTTTTGTTGGTCCATTCTATCTCTAGTAGTATCGTCTTTGAGTTCAGCGATATTCATTTGCGTTTGTATTCTATCTACATCAATCTTATCTTGACGTAATTTTTCTTCCATACGTAGTTTTTCTTTAGATTCAAACTGTTGTTGATCTTGAGATAATTCTTGTCCTTTAAGAGCAAGCTCTTGTTTTCTTATAGTAACAAGTGGGTCCTCTTCAGGAGGAGCAGAGACTTGTTTAGCAAACTGTTGCATTAGCTCAGACATAATAGGAGAACTAAACTGAGCCAACATAGCTTGAGCTTGAGCCATTATAGGAGCAGCTTCTTGAGGTGGCATCTGTTGAGCTTGTTGTTGCATCTGTTGATACTGTTGCATAGCTTCAGGAGGCATTTGCTGTTGAGCAATTGCGTCTGCTTTTAACTGTAGATGTTGCATGATATGTGAGTGTATGTTCCCTTGTATCTGAGCATTCATTTGCACAGGAGGCATACTTAACAAAGCTACATGAACAGCTATATGTGCATCATGATCTTGTTCTGGAAATGCTTGAGCTGGTCCGCCCATCATTAGTCCACTGTTCTCCATACCAGACTCCATAGGTTTAGGAGTTGTATCTGGTGGTGGCATAAGTAGTTGGTCAATATTATCTGCACCTAGAGCAGCGTACATTCTTCTGTAAGCTTCGTAAGTTCCACCAGGTCCATGTATTTCTGGATTAGATTGAACTAACTGCATCATTTCTTGAGCCATTACTATTCTTTGGCTAGTAGAGAATATGTCTGGATTACTAACTGGGAATATATCTACCCTGTCATCAAAATCTTGTTGTTTAACTTCCATGTTTCCACCTGATATGGAATAAGGATAAACAGGAGGTAAGCTATCTTTAAGAATACTAGCAAGTAATCTAAATTCTTTCTTTTGGCCGTTATGTAATCTTTTATGAATAGCTGATAACACTTTGCTTGATTTTTCCATCAAGGCTAGTGTGGTTCCAACAGGCGCTTGAGAGTTACCTTCGCCAATATTTGAATCTGCTATTGAAGCAAATTTTTGCCCTGACTGTACTAACAATCCTAGTAATTGTAATAAAGTACCGCTAGGCTCTTTAAAAGGTAATGGTTGTATTGCATCTCGAAGCGAACCTGCTGGAGCATCGACGTCCCTAAACTCACCAGGCTGTATTGGAGTATCTTCGTCTCTAATTCTAATACCTCTAGTTTTAAAACCAGCGGGTAAATTAGCTAGAGTACCAGCATCTATAAGCTGTCTTAATATAGATGTAGATGCTTTAGATAGACCACCAATCATGTGTGTAAGACCAAATCCATAGAAACCTAAACCTGGCAAGAATTTAAAATGCACAAAGTATTCGGTCTTCTTCTTCATTGGGTCTTCTTCTTTGAAGTTACGCCTAATAGATAATATGTTTTCACTATTAGAGTCTATAGTTACTATATAAGGTAACTTAACTCCGCTAGGCTCACCGTCTTGGCCTATATCTTCAAAGCCTTCTAAGTCTAAATTACAATGAACTTCATAGAGAACAGCTACATCGCCATCGTCATAACTAGGTTCCATACCTTCTAGTTTTTCTTTTTCTGATTTTATGTCTGAAGAAAGATTAACATTGCCTCCAGACTCTACATCTACGTTTCTGTAAAAGCCAATAGACTGTAATTTCTTTACATCATTTTCTGGCATTTTAACAACGTGAGTAATTCTGGAACAACTCTCTAAATCAGTTGTGTAATAAGGGACGATTAAATCTTCTGGGGCTACAAACTTTGATACAGGTCTTCCTAATGTTTCATCGTAGTAGACTTTTTTAAATGCAGAACCAGCAAGCGGAAGATAGAAAAGCATTTGATCTAGCTCTTCGTCGTATTCTTCCATTACATGAAGAATCTGATAGTTCATAAATTCTTTAACTCTTTGTGCTTGTTGTTCTACAACCATGTCATAGGCACCAATAACTTGCGTCTTGACTGGGCCTCCTGCTGGTAGTAATTCTTTATATGCTTGTGCTTGGAACTGGGTTACTGATTCTCCTAAAAGAGGATGAACAACACCACTAGCTCCTGCAAAAGGTTCTGATCTGTTTTCATCAAACTTCATGCCTAAATATTTAAGGCCATCGGTATAAGTTTTTTCCCAATCTTCTCTAGAGGACTTATCGTTTTCAATGCCACCTACTAGTTCTATATAGATACTAGATAGCTCTTGCTCTGAAACAGTTTCAGCTAAATTTTCTCCAAAGCCTACTTCATCCATTGGAGCTTCTTCTGGTCCTAGTATTGCAGAACCATCTTCTTGCATTTGGATGTTTTCCTCACCCTCGCCCATAGCTTCTAATACTTCAATAATTTCAGAATCTAAAGAATCTGCATCTTGAGTTGTGGTTGTATCTATTATATCTTCTGGAGCTTGTCTTTCTATTGCCATTTTATAATCTCATCAATAATATCTTCTAATAGTTCTTTGTCTTTCCTGATCTTCATAGTCACTCGCTAAAGAGACAAATCCACCTTCACGAAAACGCATTAGGGCTTGAGTCATAGTATCGCATAAATCATCGTTAGCACCAAATGGAAAAGAAGCACATTCTTCTATCATATCTTCGGCAAAAGCTTTTTCGGGTGCATATACCATTCCTGACTCAAATATAGGGGCAACAGAGTGCATTCTAGAGTGTTTATCATGGCCTCTAGTTGGCGAGTAATTAACCACAGGAATACCCATTCGCCGTAGTTCTTGGGTAAGCGGAGTACCAGATGCTTTAGCTTCTATTAATACCATGTCGCATTCCCAATAACTATACTCACGCATAGCAACTTCTTTTAACTCTGGGAAATCCCAACGGCCTTTTTGACAGTCTAATAGTATTAAACATTCTGGCTCATCTTCAGAGGGTTTAAATACACCCCAAGTAGATATAGCAGAAAAGTCAGCAGTCTGGCTTTTAGAAAACGCAGTATCGTAAGACTGCATAATGTATTTAACAGGAGGTATTGTTTTATGTTTCCAACGCTTCCACCACTCTCTTTTAATAATGGCCCCTTCTTCAGCAGTAGGATTCTGCATCCACTGAGCATTCCATTTAATTCCAGGAATAGAAGATTTAACTTTTAATAATTCGTCTTTAGGCCAGAACTCAGGCCATAAAGGATTGTCTGTTTCTGGGAAGATAGCAGGAAACTCTATCATCTCCCATTGATCTGCCATAGGTTCTTTCTGAGAATCTAGTAGCTTGGCTGTTAAGTCTATAGCAGACCAACGAGTCATAACTAATACTATAGCTCCACCAGGCTGCAAACGCTGTCTAGGTCCAGAGGTATACCATTCCCAAGCGGACTCTAGGGCATTAGGGCTAAGGGCGTCTTGTTCTGAATGAGGGTCATCAATAATAAGTAAATCCGCACCCCTACCAGTAACAGCACCACCAACACCAGCCGCAAAATATTCTCCGCCTTTGTTAGTCTCCCAACGACCAGCCGATTTGTTATCTGCTTGTAATTTAACTTGTGGAAAAACATCCTTGTATTCTTTTTGGTCCATTAAGTTTCTGACCTTACGACCGAATCTTACTGCTAGTTCCCCTGTATGGGTTGTTTGCATAATCTTCATCTTAGGCTTCTTGCCCATAATAAACGATGGAAAGAAAGTAGATGCAAATTCTGATTTAGTATGACGAGGAGGCATGTTAACGATCAAACGTTTAATCTCGCCTGATGCTACTTTATCAAGCTTATCTGCAAATATCTTATGATGACGGCCACAAATAAATTCTGGCCACATATGTTCCACGTAGGACAAAAAGTTATTTTGGCATTTGTCTTGAGTTTCAAAAGTGTCAAGCTTTTCTTTGAGCATCAAAGCTTCTTTAAGCTCTGTCTCAGTTAACTTTGAGAAGTTCATTTATTTGTTAATAATCTTATCTTTGATATTGTTGATACTGATTGCTCATACCACTAGCGCCTTGAGCTAGTTGTGCATTTTGAAAATTTTGTTGTGGCTGGACAGAAGGATAACCCATTTTTCCAAAGCCTAAACTTTCTGGTCCTTTAGTTTGCATTTCAGGTGGCATTATAGCCCTATCGTTTGTTGGTCTTTGATTAGGTTCATCAATATACTTAAAAGACCTTCCTGGGTCAGTTGGTATACTTATAGGTTTAAGATTACCAAAACCAGGTGCAGGTTCAGGCATTGGTCTTTGAATTGGTCTATTATATCCACCGCCTATCCCACCGTAACTAGGAGGTCTTTGATTAAATCCACCACCGTAGCCACCGCCATAACTAGGAGGTCTTTGGCCGAAGCCACCTCCCATACCGCCACCAAAGCCACCGCCGTTGTATCCACCACCTACATTGCCCATACCACCGCCGAAACCGCCGCCACCCATTCCTGGATAACCGCCTCCGCCGAACCTAGGGGGTTGCATTCCATAACCGCCGCCGAATTGAGGTCTCTGACCGTATCCGCCACCCATTCCTGGGAACATACCGCCTAATCCACCACCGCCAAACATAGGAGGTTGCTGTCTGAATCCGCCACCGAATCCTCCTCCCATTCCTCCGCCGTAGCCTCCTCCGAATCCACCGCCCATACCACCGCCGAATTGTGGGGGTCTACCGTAGCCGCCACGCATACCGCCGCCGCCAAAGCCTCCACCAAATCCGCCTCTATTTCCGTAAGGGTTTCCAAAGCCGCCACCGCCTCCAAACTGAGGTGGTTGTTGTCTAAATCCTCCACCGCCGCCGTAAGGATTGCCATAGCCGCCTCTGTTACCAAAGCCGCCTCTATTAGCATTCATTCCGCCGCCAAATGGATTAGGCATTGAGCCTATACCGCCTTGATTCCTATCTTGCTGTCCGCCTTGATTTATTGGATATAGTCTAGCCATATTGTCTGTTATTCTTTGATTGCCGACTGCTCCAGGACGTATGGGACCTCTTTGTTGAGGAAGTCTAGACTCCATATCTTGCATTTGTCCTTGCTGTCCTGTATACGGCATAGGAGCTTGTTGTCTATTAAACTGGTTATTAAGAAAACCCATTACATCATACCTTGCAATTGTTGGTCTATGCCTTCAGGAGCTTGTCCTGACTGAGCTTGTAAAACCATTTGCATTAAGCTATCAATGTCTTCATCGTCTAAGCCTTGTTCTTTTAAGAAAGCAACAATGTCTTTCTCGCCTAAACCTTCAGCTATTAATTGCTGGACTACAGCAACAAGTTGTTGAATCATTTGCATTTCTTTTTCAGCAACGCCAACTTCAGCCATTGCTTGTTCTTCTGTCATTTCCATGCCTTCAAGCTCGTCGCCTATTGCTTCGCCGCCAACTGCATATACGCCTCTACCTTTAAGAATATCAGCTTGAGTAATTTTTCCGTCGCCTGTTAAGTCTGGGAAAGGTGTACCGCCACCTGCCATCATCTGTCTTTGTTGCATCATCATGGCTTCGTACTCTTGATGATTTGAACCAGGCATCGGTGTTCCGTCTGGCATCATGTGTTGACTAGAAGCTTCGCCGCCCATGTTCATGCTTGCTCTATCTAGTTCCATTTGTCGATCGCCTGCTTGTGACTTCATGCCAATTATTATGTCTTGTAATTTTTCTATTTGATTATTGATAGCATCTGCACGTTGTTGATCTCCGCTTCTAGCAGCTACCTGATATTCTTCCATTAAATTTTTCATCTCTGCTTCTATAGCAAAGATTTGTTCTTCTTGTGATCTTTCTTGCATTTTAGGCTCGTTACCTAACATATTATTTATATTCATAATCTATCCTTTATTATCTTCTTCCCATTCTAGCAAGTTTTTTACCAAGAAATCTACCTATTCCGTCAGTTCTTGGATTCATCTTAGGTTTTTGCGCTATAGACATAAAATCATCACGCTTTGTTTTTATTGGAGGAAGTTTAGCTATAACAGGTTTTTTAGGAAGTTCAGCCACAAAAGGTCTTCTAGGAATAACAGGTGCTTCTATAAACTTATCTTCAAGCATCCCGTCATTTCCACCAACTCCGCCTATAGACATAAAATCATCTCTAGGATTTTTTTGTGGTGGTAGTTTTACAATGCCATTGCCCATATTATTAATCATATCCTGTACGCCATCATTAGTTATAGCAGGAACTCCTGTTGCTAGACTATTTTGTACAGTATCTATTACTTCTTGAGATGGATTTTGTAAGCCGTCCATTTGAAAATTTAAATTATCAGAAGAAAATAAAAATTTATTAAGGTAATTTTGGTAATCTTCCGCAGACCCACCCTGCGCTAAAAAATCTTGGTAGCTCATCATTCCTTCAGGTGCGCCAGTAGCTCCGCCAGGTGGAGTTTCTCCAGGAGGAGGTGGAGGTGTTTCTCCAGGAGGTACTTGCATACCTTCTAACTGTGCTTGTAGGTCAGCAATGGTTTGATCTCTCTCACTTAACTGG